GCAGTTAAGGAGCAAGGAGAAAAAGAGCTTGAAGAATTAGAACTTGCAAATGCACAAATGTTAAGTGAATTACAAGGGTTTGAATTAGAATTAAAAAACATACAAATAGAAAAAGATAAAGACAAAGATAAAGACAAAGAGGTTAATAAAACTAAAGTAGAAAACGACATTAAATTACTGGAGCATGAAAAATTTTTACAAGCAAAAAAAGATTTAGAGTTTGAATATTTAAACAGCTTATTAAGTTTACAACAACAAGAAGAGGATGCAGTAACTAATAAATTTGACAACATAATTGAAAAAGCAAAAGAATTTGGAATAGACACTACAATTTTAGAGGAGGCAAGACAACATGAACTTAATAAAATAAGAGAAAAATTTGCAGAAAAAGAAAGGCAAGACAGATTAGCAAGAATTAATGAAGATATTGAATTAACTGCTGCTGGTCTTAATTCTATACAGGCTCTTGGAGATGCTGTTTTTGCACATAAGATGAAAAACCTTGATAGAGAAAGCAAAGAAGGGCAGAAGGTAGCAGAAAAGCAATTC